CTTAGCCATGTCCGATGCGGTGTCAATGTCATCTAAGATGTCCCATAGCGTTTCCAAAGCCTCCAACGCCATCTCTGCTGCTTTGCGTAGGTCAGTCATTTCTCACCCCTTGCTCGAATCATCGCCGCCGCTACTACTCCTTGGTTATGCCAATCACCATGCAACCATTCTTCAACCACCTTCGCACACGCCTCACGCTCTCGCTCAATAACTAATTGCACCAAGGCATAAACGGCCTCACCGACAACGACGATGCCATTTTCTTTCATCAATTCGTCTATTTCATCTCTCGTCATTTCTCACCCCTTGCTCGTATTGAAGGGCGTGTTGCTTTTGCAATGGCGGTACGGGCGGCTTCCACGGCCTTGATCGTTTCATCATCACGTTCCTCGTCGTAGCAGCAAGACAGCATTCCACGCAGGGCTTCCAATAAATCAGGGGCAGCCGCGATTAGCCGTGCGTTAGCTTGTTGTTCTTGTGGCGGTATCGTTGCGCGAACCGGAATGTTGGCAATCACGGCAGAGTGAACCCCGCGTTTGCGCGCGCTGATGCTAAAGGGGTGCGTCTTCCAATTAAAGTTTTCGTTATAAAGCCATTTTTCCTTTGTGTATAACGAATTCATGTTGCTCTCCTTTCAATCAGGTTAAATGGGTCATGCCATTTATAAGTCACGGGCGCAGCGTCGTAATACAAATACATATTGGATGGCCCACGTTTTTTTGTCATCAACCCTGCCTCAACCTGTCTATCCAGACGGCTACGGGCGGCTTTGAGCGAGATCTTTTTCTTCTTGGCGAAGTCTTTGATGGTCATCATCCTGCGAACCCCACGCATTGCTGATACGCGAGCTCATAAGCAAGGTCCTGGCATTCTTCGTTGAGCTTGTTGAGCTCCTCATCAGCCAAGGCTTCGCCTGTGTCCGCCCACCGTGCAAACGAAATGTATGCTTCGCAGAAGTCTGGGTAATCCCGTGGGTCAACACCGTCAACCTCTAGGTCAGTAATCTCTCGGTCTTGAAATTTCATGCTGACACCTTTACAAGAAACTCTCGGCCCTTCTCCGTGATTCGTATGTAATGAATCCTCTTGTCCGCCCCTCTAACGGGAACGTCTTCGATGAAGCGGCGGCGCTTGAGACGGGAGATGTACTTATGGGTCGAGGCCGGGGAGCTCACGCCTCGTTTCAAGCAGGCGGTGATAAGCGTCTGCGTGGGCTCGCGCTCGGAATATTCGCTCAATATTTCTAAAGCGAGCACCTCCCTTAAGTCTAACCTTAAGTCTTTTAGCATTTGGAATAAGGTAAGTGGTTTCATTTTGCTGAGCTCCTACCAAGCACCGAACCAGACGCCGGTTCCGTGGATGATGGCGATTGGAAAAAAGAGTGCTCCTGCGATAAGGAAGAACCACTCACCTTGATTGATACAGGTGATCACGTGCGTGAGCCATGATCCGAGCATCCAGAAGACGAATACGAAGCCGAAGAAATTCATTCGCTCACCTCGATCAGTTTGTCGAGATAGTGGCGAGCTTTGCGAAGGTCTTCGATGCCGTTCTTTGATTGCCAGCGGGTAACGTACTTAACGATGTTGCCCTCGAGGTAGCCGAGCTTGTTGGAGATGATGTAATCCCAGGGTTGCATGGGCATGTCTCTATAGTGGCTGCCGCCTTCTTGAATGTCGTTGGCGGTGGTAGTTACTTTGCGGGGGCGACCGCGACCTCTTATTGCTTTCATGCTGCTTCTCCTTTGGTGGTTAAAGTAATGCCTTCGGGGCTGACTCGTACGTCGATTCGGTCTTCTGGAAGTAGATCGTCAAAGTAGACAACTCGCTCTTCGTCTTGAACGGCCAGTTCATCCTTTCCCAACTTAGACCGCTTGGGTGTAGGTTGCTCGAGCAGTTCGATGGCCTTGGATAACAGGTCAGAAGCGGCCCAAAGGGCGTACTCTGTGTCGTCATTTGTTTCCCCCTTACAAAGTGCTACGTTTTCCATGGTGATGTTAACGATGGCCCGTGCTTTGCATATCAGTGAATCAATTTCAATCTCATTCATTTGATGTATCTCCGTATGAAGTTATAAAAGCGGTCCTTGAGCCGTGAGCTTTCGCCCTTGGACTCGATGACCTCGCGTAGGTAGTCGTTGCCATCCCATGCGCGACCGGTCTGCTCGAGCAAGATGCGTTGCATCTCAGCTGCTTCTGCAAGGGCCTTGTCGCGTTCTCTGCGATAGCGCTCGGCCACCTCTTGCCAGTACATGGCATTAGCGCGTAGCGACGCCTCTTTAAGCGGCATCATGGACGCCAACCTTATCGAGGAAGTTCTTCTTGATTGACCTATCCCAAGCTTCGCCCATCTGATCAAGGCCTCGCAGATGCCCTTTACCAAAGGCTGTGATCACCATTTCGATGATGTTGCATCTCTCAGTGTTGTCGAGCTTGTTAACGTCCATTGCTTCTTCAAGCTCTGCCAATACGGACTGTACGGTGGGCCATTCTGGTGTTGACATGATTAATTCCTTTCTAAAAGTATTTCGTCTTCTAAGTTGATGATCTGCGATTCGTCTAGCACTCGCAGAAGGTTTGCACCGTTCTTACCAGCTTCACCTTTTGCATAGACCTTAACAATGTCTATTTGTTCCGGAAAACCATTCTCAGCTGGTTCGATGGTGTAGTGCACTTCTACATCAAGGATTACTTGGGTCTGTAAGGTTGGCATCTCCTTCCTTTCTAAAGTATTGGTCAAAAGCATCATCCAGCAGACGCTGAAGCATTGCGTTTACAGATACATTGTTTGCCTTTGCCAGATCAACGAGCTTTGCTTTGTACTCTGCGCGAACAGAGATGGTGTGCCAAGACTTGTTACGGGCATTAGGGCTTAATTCGCGTTGTAGAACCATGATTTCTCCTTTCTTGCTTCGCAGTGTATCGCAAGACTACCGGTAGTGCAAATGGGTAGGAGAAAAAGGGTGGGGCGAGACGCCAAGAGAGGGAAAGCGCCTCGCCCCGAGTGCTCCCTGTGAGAGCACCAAAGGAGGCTTCACGCTGTCTAGGACGCGAAGCACCTTCATTATGTGGCCTCACCCCAACTGGGTCCAGTCTCTACGTCAACTTTCGACGGGATTTCCAAATCGACTGCCGTCCGCATGATTTCAGCTGCTTCAAGGGCCTCCTTCTTCGAGTAGACTGAAAGCGCGATCTCGTCATGAACTTGCAGTAGAAGCTTGAATCCAGCCTTATGCAAAGCAATCATCCCGGCCTTCGTTTGGTCAGCAGCCGAGCCTTGAATAAGGCGATTCAGTCCTTTGTAAGTGAACGCTCGCTTAATCGAACGACCATATTCTATAACGGCCTGCTCATACGGCAGGGCCTTGTTTACGCCCCACTGCGTCGGCTCCCAGAGCGGGAAGCGGCACTTCCTTCCCAGCAACGTCCGAATTGAGCCGCCTGAAGCCGGGTGCTCGATCCTCTTTTGCACGGCGTTGACCGTGCCACGCAGGAAGGGAACCTTGGTGTGGAAGGTCTGAATCAAGGTTTCTGCTTCGTCGAGCGGTAAATCGAGCTCGTTAGCAAGCTTGTTCTTGCCCATGCCATACATCAGGCCAAGGCCAATCGTCTTGGCTTGCTTGCGTTTGATACCTGCCATGTCCGCGACCATCTTGTGAAAGTCCGTATCAGGATTTTCCCTGTAGGCGTCGGCCATCTTCTCTGCACCGGGCAAGTCTAAAAGCGCTGAGTAGTGGACCAAGAGCCGTGGTTCTTGTGACGAGAAGTCGCATGCGGCCCACGTGTCACCTTCTTCTGGTAGGAAGAGACCACGGACCATAGGGCCGATGACCTCATGCCGTGCAGGGACTTGCTGTAAGTTGGGTGATGCCATAGAAAGACGGCCTGTGACCGTGCCGCCATCATCAGAGCGCAGCTGATTGACGTGTGGGTGGATGCGCCCATCGGCTTCTGAGAAGTCGAGGTAGGGCTGGAGAAACGTGCCGTGGGTTTTGTTGAGCTCTCGTGCTTCGACGATGAGCTTGGCGATGGGGTGGTCGTGCGTTTGAAGGAAGGTGCGGGTGAAGCTTGGCAGGCCGGTGTTGCTTTTGGGGTAGGAGAGCTTGAGCTTGTCGAAGGCCTGGGCGACGCTGGCGGCGGCCCAGATCTCCACGGGCGCGCCGGTCATACGCTTGAGGTGGTTTTGCAGATCCTCTTCGCGCTCCTGCATCTGTACCATAAGCTTCTTGGCCTTGTCGCGGTCGAAGCGGATGCCCTTCTTGGTGAGATTGATGAGGATGGGAAGAAGTTCCGTCTCAAGATTAAAAATTGATTCGACCTCTTCCTTCCGCAGGATGGACTTAAATGCTTGCCAGAGCTTTAGCGTGAGCGCGGCGTCCTGCTCTGCGTACTCACCGACGAACATCGCGGGGAGCTTCCACAGTTCCTTCTTAGCGTGGACGTTGAAGTCGCTGGCGGCTTCTTTCAGTGCCTGTTCAGACTTGATCTCTTTGAGGTAGTCAAAGCCCAAGGCGTTGAGGCTGTATGAGAAACGGTTTTCATCGATCAGCGGGGCCGCGATCATTGTGTCCAGGATTCGACCTTTAATTTCGTACCCTGAGGCGAGGAGCCATCCGCAATCGTAAGCTGCATTGTGCATGACCTTATCACAGGGAAGCAGAAGAACTCTTCGGATGAAACGCTCAACGAGCCCCTGGTCAAGATTCCCTCCACCTTGATGTCTAACTGGGAAGTATCCGCACCATCCGTCAGTAGCGAGGGCGTAACCAACAATGTAGCCATCGTTTCGAGGCCATCCCGGCCCGTATTTTTCCATGTGAGGGTCACAGGTTTCGAGGTCAATTGCGATCTCCTTTGCATCCGATAAATCGGGAAATTTTTCTGGTGGAACCCACTCCGTTTGGCGTGGGAAGAGCGGTAACGTCATATGCGAAAACCTCTATTTGAATACTCGGGAAGGATGAGATGCAGTGACTTCTTAGCCCGTGTTGCGGCAACGTAGGCGAGTCGATACATGTCATCAGGTCGTATGTCGTATTCCTTTGAGAACTTGGCAGACAGATCCATGAAGAAGACCACGTGGTCAGCCTCTCCGCCTTTTGCCCCGTGGATCGTGGAGAGTTTTACTTGCGGGGTGCTGGTGAGCTTTGTGCCTCGGCGCAAGAGCGAGATGATGTAGTCGCGTTTCTCTTCGGCAATTTTGGTTAAAGCCTCGTGCCAAATGACATCAGTTTTTAGGCCGTGGTCCGTGGTCAGTGTCTCCATGCTGTAGGAGCGCTCTGGGTCGGCTGTTTTAAGGTTCTTATGGCCTCGAGCGATGAAGTCTGAGCCGAGGTGTTTGTAGATCTGTTCAACAACGCGGAAGGGGACTTCTTGGCCCTTGCGTAGGGTTTCCCATCCGAGCACGGCAGACAAGATGTTCTCGGAAATGCTGCGGTTGCCGTTGCGCTCAAAGAGAATGCCTTGGGACTTGAGCCATGGGTGAACGGGGTCGAGGATGTAGTTTGCGGCGGCAAGAACTAGCCATGTGCCTTCTATGTTGAAGTTAACTGGCGTGATGCTGCTGTAATAGTGAATCTCGCCTTTTTCCTCGCGCGCCTCCCATGTTTTGGGTTGACGCTTACGAATTCGTTTGACAATGTTTTCTGCCAACTCGTGCACTGTCTTCGGGATACGGTAGGACTTGTTGAGCACTCGCACTTCCCCTGGAAGAGAGAGAAATGTTCCAACGTCCGCTCCTGCCCAAGCATAGATTGCTTGATCGTCATCACCTGCAATGTAGGTATCGTCAGAGCGTTCGATGAGGTTCTTCACCAGATCCCATTGGATAGGGGAGAGGTCTTGTGCTTCATCGACAATCACCGTCTTGAGCCGTGGTAAACGCTCGGGCTCGAGATTGATTTTTTCGAGTAAGTCGGTGAAGTCAAAGAGCATGCGCTCTTCTTTGTACTGACGGTAGGTGCGCTCGACAAACTCAAAGTGCCACCATTCGATAGGGAGGTTGGAGAGGTTGTAGTGCGTGCGAAGGTCAAGCTTCTTGATCCGTGCGAGATTGACCTCGTTCAAGATTGGGTTGTTGGCCTTAACGAAGCCCTCTTCCTCGCCCGTCTCCTCGATGGTCATATCAAGGCGCGCAAGCTTGCCAAACTCTTCGTAGTGCTCTGGCGACATCATGTCGTTCTGCTTCACGCCTAGGCAGCGGTAAGCAAGACTGTGTAGCGTCCTGAACCACGGGAAGTCTGTAGCGCCTTGGAGGTTAGGAAACTTCACAATCGCGCGCTCTTTGGCCTCAGTGGCTGCCTTGCGGGTGAAGGCGAAGTAGCCAATGTCAATGGGCAATAGGCCGCGATCAAGCTCTTGCTCAACGGTATTGAGCAAGAACGTTGTCTTACCGGTCCCTGGGGGACCAAAGATTTTCCGTATCAAAATGGACTCCCTTTCTGGCTTTCTGGTGTATCGAAGGGTGCGTCTTGCTTCTCAAAACGCGGGATGGACCAGCACCGTGTTGCGCGGCCCTTTAAAAAAAGTGGGATGGGCTCTCCACCGATGTCACGCAGGCGCTGCGCGATCTTGGCTGAGTTCAGTCCAACGAAGTTGTTCCTTTTGAGGTGACCCTCCAGATCCTTGATCCGGAAGTAGACCTTCGCGGTTTCTTCTTCGGTCCAGGGCCGTCCCATGAGGATTTCGTCTCGGTCCATTGCCTGTTGGAGGTGGGTCGTAAATTCTTCCAAGAGGTCAATAAAACGGCCAGTGAGGCTTGTGTCTTGTGGCGCTTCAATGATCTGCTCTAGCTCAACCATCTCACGCAGGAGCGCGTTGAGCATGCCTTCCCAATCTTGTTTGCGTAGGGTGGGCGGGAGCATGTTGATCTTTTCAACACAGGCCTTCTGGAAAAGGCTCTGGTTGTACAAACTATCTGTCTCCAACTCCACCCGCCTGCCGTCCACGTTTAAGAACCAAAGGGGCGGTTCTGAATTGTACTTCGACAGGCTCGAGAGCTTTGGTGCGTCTGGACCATTGCCACCGATACCAAACTTGCGCGTCCTGCAAAGCCCTGCGTTGCAGAAGCTGTTGAGCGGTTGGTCTTTGCACTTGTAGTGGTATTCCTTTTTGTTCAGTTGCTTGACGAGCACCTGCACCTCAGAGATCTGTAGCGGTGGTCCGAGGTACTTCATGTTGTGTTCGTAAAGCGGGTTCTCCCAATCGTTGGGATTAACCTTCTTCAAGTAGATGCCGATGTTGAAGAGGCCATTGTTCCGTGTGCCTTCAGGAAAGCCCTGTCCACAAAGAGCCTGGAGGCATGGTGGGCCGTCCTTGATCGGCTGGTCTGGTTGAACGGGAGGCTCAACAGAAGGCAAACCGTCTTGCACGTAGCTATCGTAAAGGACATAAAACTCTTCGAGTGAGGCAGCGGTGCCGTCTTCTTTGAAGGCATAGCGCATACCGTCATCGCCTGCGAAGTAAGGCAGGTTCAAAAAGTTGCCGGTGTCTCCGCGCTCAACCAAGATCTCCGACTGCTTAGGGAAGATCTCCCTGCCAGCCTCGCCTAAAAGGGCGGCCATTGTTTTGAGGCAGTCCTGCATGTCACCAGCAGGCACGGGTTCTTTGGTAAAGAGAAAGCAATGCGCGCCGCCTGATTTACTTCGGCAGACGACGAGCGGAAGTTTGAGCTTAAGAACTTTTTCGACCAAACCTTTGTGGTCTAACGGGTATTGGTCAATGTCAATGCATCCCCAGATGCATGTGTTATCAGACTTAATAGGGATGATTCCGAGCGAAGGCTCTACGCCTTGTAAGTGCTTCTCCCAGAGCTCGTCCGTGGGTGCTTGGCGCACAACGACGCCCTTCCCCGTTTGCTTACCATCGCCCCTGGATTTTTCAATCTTGTACGTTCCATAGGCAAACTCCAGCCCGGAGAAAATTGCCTTAAACCGTGTTATATCGGTCATCTTTCTTCTCGGTCGAAAAAGGCCGAGGGCCGTGAGCCCCCGGCCTCGGAGTTAGAACGGGGTGTTGCCTGTCTCTGCTGCTTCGTCCTGGTGCTTGACCTTCACGTCTCCGGCGTTCACCGAAGTCGCAAAGGATTTAGCAGCCTGATAGACAGATGCATCTTCAACGGGACCAACGCGCTCTACCTCCCAACCGAACCACTTGCCTTTGTCATTGGACTCGGCAACGGTCGTGAGCCGATAGACTTGGCTGTACATCGGAGGTGTGAAGAGGCCATTCTTACCGGCGACCTTCACGGACTGCATCATGCTATTCCACTTGCGGGACTTCTTCAGCTGCGTGGACTTCATGCTGATCAAGGCAGGCTCTGGCGTACCGTCATCGCGAATGACCATCACGTAATGATTGGCCGTATTCTCAATGTAGTTGCCATTGTCTAGATAGTCCTTGTTGTCGCCCGGTTCGCGGTGAGTGCGGGAGAGCACGTCGCTCGTGGCAGGGTACATTGCCACAGGTGCGCCACTGCCTGACCCACGCGGGGCCCACTCAATGTACTGTCGAACGTAAGCGCAAGGGACTACTTCGATACCTTTCTTGCCATCGTACAAATCACCGGTGACGGTGTTGTAGATCATCCCAGGCATTGCACCTTCAACATCGCCAACCTCAGGCGACGTGTTGGTCAAGAGGCGCAGAAACGGAAGCGCAAAGTCATCCTGGTTCATGCCTTCAAAGCCAGAGAGAGCGTCCTCCTCAAACATCGAGTTGAGGGCTACGGCGTTTTCCTTCTTTACTGCAACGTCAGTCTTGGTCATGGTTCGTGATCCTTAAATGGATTTGATGGTTACTTTTTGGCCGATGTAAGCGCCAAAAAGATCGGCAGGGAAAGCGTTGCCACGCTCGACCTGTTCTTTCACCCATGCCTTGAGGGTCATGGGCTCTATCTTCTCCGCTTGCTCCGCAGGGAAGCGTTGCTCACGGAGGAGATCCAGTAGACGAGTGCAAAGCTCGTCTTCGCCTTTGCCGAAACGGACAGAGACGGTGTTCTTGATGATGTCATCAAACCCGTGGTTGCGTAGCCACTCGTAGGCTTCTGCACGACGTGCTTCTGGGATTGATGCGGAATAGAAGGGTTTGAGCGAGACTTTAGAACCGTCTTCCATGTCGAAGCCCTTCATGCCTAAGCCTGTCATGGCCTCTGGCAGTGCTTCTTCAGTCAGTTTGCGGAACTGCTCTTTGCGCTCCTTGACGACAAGCTCCATCTCCTCGATTTCTTTCTCGAGTTCCTTAGCGCGACGGGCCATAGCGGATACACCAGCAAGATCGTTGTCTGCGACCTTGAAGGCCTCGGCGTCTTTCTCAAATAGACTCGTAAGACTCATTACTTTCTCCTTTATTAAAAATGTCGATCTGCAACGGGATGTACAAGGATTCGCGGCGGTCCCACTTCAGCAACTTGAAACGCCCGTTGTTTTTGGCAGCAGCGATTGAGCAAACGATTCCAATCACTGCGGGGTCACCAATGAGAACAAGATAATCCTCATCAGTAAACTTTTCAAGTTTGCGTCGGATGCGTTGAATCGTCGGTACGACGCTAAACAAGACCTGAGAGTTCGGCGGCAGTATGGTAACGATCTCACCGTACTTCAATGCTGGTGTGACGTTGTGCTGCGTAGTCTCAGAGGTTAGGTAGACCTTTGGCAATTTCATTCTCCTTTCTAAAAACGAGTTCGCATAGTACACTCGGTTTTACGGCAACGCAAGCGCCGCCAGAAAGAGAGAAAAATGGAAGACAAGTACCTAGCCGCTTATCCCTTTAAGAACAAGCCTTTCTTGCATCAGCAGGCGTACTTACAGCGCTTTTGGAAAGAGCCTGTGTGCGCGCTTTTTGCTGACACGGGTACAGGCAAGAGCTTCATGCTCATCAACAACATTGCGATGTTGTACGACCAGGGTCATATCAACGCAGCGCTTATCGTCGCACCCAAGGGCGTTTACCGTAACTGGCTAAAGGTCGAGGTTCCAAAGCACATGCCTGAGCACGTCATCTATCGCATGGCGATCTGGAATCCTTCACCACGTAAGGACGAGAAGAAGTCCCTTGATTCGTTGTTCGAGGTCAGTGAGGACTTGAAGATCTTGGTGATGAACATCGAGGCCTTCTCTACGCCTAAGGGTGCAACCTTTGCACAGTCGTTCTTACGTAGCCACAACGCGTTCTTCGCGGTGGACGAGAGCACGACGATTAAAAACCATTCAGCGCAGAGGACTAAGTCCACAATCAAGGCAGGCAAGCTTGCGCGGTTTCGACGCATTGCGACAGGGTCGCCTGTGACCAAGAGCCCGATGGATCTCTTCTCACAGTGTGAGTTCTTGCATCCGGATTGTTTGGGCATCCATTCCTTTTATGCTTTTCAGGCGCGGTACGCGATCCTTGTTGAGCGCTCAGTTGCCACGCACAGCTTCAAGCAGGTGGTGGGCTATAGGCACTTGGATGAGATCCACGAGAAGCTTAGTCGGTTCAGCTTTCGGGTTCGGAAGGATGAATGCTTTGATTTGCCGGACAAGGTCTTCCTGAAGCGTGAGGTAGAGCTCACCACAGAACAGCGCCGTGCGTATGACCAGATGGTGTTGATGGCCTTGGCTACGTTTGAGGCTGGTATGACAACCACGACTAATGCGCTGACGCAGATCATGCGGTTGCAACAGATAGTCTGTGGTCATGTGACCTTGGACGATGGGCAGATAGTCCCGCTTAAGAACAACAGGCTTGATGAACTGCTCTCAGCCATCGAGGAGTCAGACGGCAAGATCATCATCTGGGCGCACTTCAGGCATGACATCGAGGCTATAAAACTTGCATTGCAGAAGGCCTACGGGATGAACTCTGTGGCGACCTACTTTGGTGACACAAAGGCCGAAGAAAGGTCCGAGATTGTGGATCGTTTTTCTGATGAAAAGAGTGATCTGCGTTTCTTTGTTGGGCAGCCTAGGACGGGTGGATACGGACTTACCCTAACCTCTGCACACACGATGATCTACTACAGCAACGGCTACGACCTGGAGGTGCGGTTGCAGTCAGAGGCACGGATTGACCGCTACGGCCAGACCAAGAAAATGACATACATCGACCTGTTTACGCCCAATACGGTGGACGAGAAGATCGTCGATGCGCTTTTGGACAAGATGGACATCGCTAACGCAATACTTAAGGAAAACCCTAGGGAGTGGATCAAATGATTGACATGATTCCGATCCGAAAGAAGTACGTCTACGAGAAGCTCGAGCGGGTAGATGGCCCTGAGGGGCGGACCTACGGCGAGCAAAAGTTGCCTAGCGTCACCAGAATCCTGGCCGCGACGAAGGATACGACTGCTCTTGATGCGTGGGCCGAGAGGATTGGCAAAGACAACGCGGAGCGGATTAAGAACGAGGCGGCGACCGTGGGCACACACATGCACATGGTCATGGATCGGATGATCGCAGGGAGGGATCTCCCTAGGCCTACGAGTTGGCTCATGACCCGTGGGTATGAAATGGGCTATCGATTAATCAACACTTACTTTCCCAATCTGCAAGAGATTTGGGGCTCAGAAGTCACGCTCTACTATCCTAACAAGTACGCAGGGACGACTGACCTAGTGGGTGTGTATAGGGGAAAACCCGCAATCGTGGACTTCAAACAGGCTAATAAGCCCAAAAAGCACGAATGGATCCAAGACTACTTCCACCAACTGGCCGCCTATGCTCTGGCGCACGACGAAATCCACGGTTCGCACATCGAATTTGGGGCTGTTTTAGTCTCCGTGCAGGACGGAACTACCCAAGAATTCACTACTACCGGTAGCGAATTCTTGGAGTATAAGGCTCAGTGGATGGAACGGGTGGACGCCTACTGGAGAGGCGATCCGGCGCGCAGCGTCGTGTCAAACGGGAAGAGTGACTGAAGCATCTGACGGCTGCTGGTCTGCGGTTGTCCTGGAGGAGCAGGAGGAGTAGCCCGTGGCCCTGGTCCTTGAGGCCTGACACTCGGTGCGCTGCTTAGTCCCGGCACTCCTGTTGTTGGCGGAGCCGGTGGTAGTTGACGCAGCAACTTTGATGCAGGAGCTCCGGTGCTTGGGCTTTCCAACATCTCCATCGCCTCCTCATCCGTCATCGGAGGATCTTTTTGGTCAAAGTAGTTCATGGTGGCAACGCTCAAGGGCGTTAAGCCATTCCGCTGCATGGACTGAATTACGCGTTTTCCAATGTTGAAATAGGAACGCTGATCGTAAGTCTTGCCTCTTTCCAAGAGACTAGCCATGAACTCTGGGTCTTTCGCAGCCCTTTCTAGTACAGCCCTTGTCTTACCCATGGGCATTTCTTCAAAAAGTTTTTTGAAAGTGCGAACGCCTGCTCCTGCGGCAACGAGGGCTCCCGGTCCTTCTGGTGCCAGAGGAGAAACAATGTTAGTACCAGCCATTCGGATAGCAAGGTCTTCAAGCGGGTTAATGTTGTTGAGAGTCTCAACAAACCTACGCGTCCCCATCACTTTTTGAGTCTTTTCAATCGTTTCCGCGATATTTTTCAGTCGCGCCATTTCATCAACAGTAGCCAACCCATTCTTCACCATGATTTCGGAAAGAGAGGGTTGTTTTGGCTTGATGGGTCCAAACATGGCCGCCTTAAAAGCCGCGGGATTAAATGTAGCGCTTTCCCGCATCGGGCCGCCGGGTTCTGGAGCAGCTTTTAGAAAGGCCCAATCGTATAAAGAAGAAGCTAAGCCACGTTGAGCAGCGTCTCCTAAGCCGGTTCCTTTTACAACCCTTTTGTTCTTTGTGAGATCGACAAGCCGCTTAAGCTGCGTTACTGGATCGCCTGAGTTAAGGGCATCAGACACAACTCGAGTAATGTTTTCTGGGGAGTTCAAAACTGCTGCAAAGGCAGACTTGTCCCGAAGAGATCTGTTAAGAGCACTTGTCTCATCTAACACATATCGAAAGTACTCTTCGGCCTTGTTCACGTTCTGCAGGTCATTAAAGAGCGCGGGGTGAAAGCGCTTTAAAATTTGTTCGTTTTGAACTATAAAGTTAGTGTACTTTTCACGATTGAATTCCAACCTATTCATGGTCCCGGTGGCCGTGTTTACGCTAACTGGAGTGAACAACCTCCTTACATCCTGCTCAAAAATTTTCTTGAAAGCGTCGTCCACAGACAACACATACGACTCTTGCTTTACTTTGTTTGCTATTGGAGCAAGCCGACGCAAAGTCTTCTGGTCTCCGTTTTGAATCGCTTGTACCCATTCATCTCTTGTTGCCACGGCCTTTGTTGGATCGTCTACGGCCTTTGCCCAGGCAGCAAGTTCAACAGCACTCTCCAACTCACGCATGCGAAGAGCTGTCTTATCTCCCGTAGAGGCAAGAGTGTTGAAGAAATTGTTGACAAGGATTTCAGGAGGAATCTTGTCCGCCCCGGATCTCTTGGTTGCTGATATCTCTGCTGGAAAAGCACGAGTAAAGTAATCGTTGAGAGTTCGCGAAAAGCGCAAAGCCTCATCGTATTCAGGTATTTTGAATGCTTGTAAGTCAGAAAGTGCTGCACTAGCAAGTTTCCCGTATGCATTCGCATCCCCAGCTAGTCTTCCTGCTTTTGCTTCTCTTGACGCTGTAAGAAGGTCTCCTCGGAAAGTTCGGATTTGGGAAGGTGTAATCAGACCAATTTTTTTATCTATTTCGTTCCTAACAGACTCTGGGAGAACACCGGTTTCTCTAAAAGATCTTGTTAAGGTGGCGTCGTTGTAAAGCTTTACTGTTGCTTCGTCTAAGCCAAGTTCTTTTAACTTTTTAAAAACATAGGGAGAAAAAACGTCTTCCCCGTAAGACAATCCCCTATCTTCCAAAATTTCTAGAGCTTGATAGATGAGAGAACTAGCTTTACCTTGCTTTGGAGCAACATGTGCTGCTCTATAAGCTGCCCACTGTTCTTTTGGAATATTTAAGCGTGTTAAATCAGCATCAGTGAGCTCACGATATCCAAATGATTTTGCTTTGTTGTACAAAGAGCTCTCAAAAGTCCGCAAGTCTTCAAGAGCTTTATCCACGCCTACTTTAAGACTCTCACCTATCTTTTTGGAATACTCAGGAGTATCTGGAGCAAGATTTTTTAAAGCTGGATCAATGTTTGCCTGCGCTAACTTCAAACGCGTGGCGATAAGATCACGGAAGTAGTCTGACTGAAACTGCGCCGCTTTTACTAAAGCCTGTGGATCTTGCGTTTGCGTAAGAAGGTTCACAAGTTCCTTGTGTGCCTTCATGTAAGCCTCACCCTTGCTCTGCACATCGCCGCCAAACTGTGCGTTTTGCTTTGCAAGAGAAGCTTCAAAAGCGGAAAGTACAGTGCTCCCTGACTTTTGAGCCGCAGTTCCTGTAACACCTATACCGGAAATCTCAGGAGCACGAAGTGCCGCTACTACCTTTTGCGGATCCTCTTTAAACGTCTCTAAGATGTAGGGATCGTTAAAAATTTTATAAAGTCGTTCTGCTGCACGAGACTCTGCTTTGCCTTGACCAAAGAGGTTACTTGGTTGTTTTGAGAAAAGATTCTTGGCCTCGCCAAAATTGCTCACTACTGTTCGGAACGGGAAAAGAACACCGCCACCAAACTCCAAAAGAAACTTAGGAAGAGGTTCACCGGGGAAACGTTCTTCTGCTATTCCACCCCCAATCCCAGAACCTACCGCTCCCATGGACTCTACCGTGGCGAAAAGCTTAGGTGTTTCTCTTGCGCTTCTTCCAAGAGCCGAAACTATGCGGGACGTCCAATTGTCCACCATATCTGGGAGGAAACGCACCCCAGCTGCAAATGGTAAAGCGCTACCCGTTGTCTTTGCACCTTCTCTAAACGGAGCTAAATCAGGCCTTTCGGGATCAGGAAAAAGACTGTATTTGTTGGCTAGAGCGGTCACAGCATCTTCCGCTTCCCCACCCGCAACCATTCCTATTCCTGCACCAACAATAGGAGCTAAGGGGGCAAAAGGCCCTACAAACGGAGCAACCTTCATCCCAATGCCAAGACCCATTAATGTCCCTGCTCCAACAGGAGCGGCTTTTACCGCACCTTCGGTAAGACCAATAGGTATTTCGCCTAACTTTTCGGTTACGGTTGAGTATTCCCGAAAATCTTCTTGACGTGGAACTGCACTAACATTTGTGTCTACAGCAGGCGAAGAGATGGCAGGTGTTGGCGAGCCGATAGGAGTCCCGCCAAAGCTGTAGGCTTGTACCTCGTCAATGTCTTCGGCAGGAACAGAATTAAGCTGAGGGTTTGTTTCCATTCGCGCACCTTACTTGGCTTTTCCGGGGGCAGTGTAAAGCTGTATCTTACCGCTAGGTAGCATTACAGCGTAGGGCTTTCCTGGGTTTTGTGCTTGGAAGTTTCTAATTGCTTCTTCGTTTCTAAACGAGAACGTGTCCTTTCGGCGTATATCAAACTGGTTAGGATCACGCTTGTCTACAAACTCTTGGCCTACTGGAAGCGATGCAAAATCCTTATTCGTAAATATGCTTGGCGGGACTTTAAGATTCATTCGATAGTTGTCGATAAGATTGACTTTTAGACGTGCATTACTAGCAGCGGAAGCCAGAACATCTTTTGCATTTATGGTTGCCATGTGATTAGCCCTTTCTTTAAGAAGAGCATCATCTAAGGAAACCAATGCCGTTGTCATTGCGCCTTCACTACCAAAAACTCGTGGAGTCAGTCCAATTAATGGTCGTAAACGACTCATCTCATCATTACTTAACTTCCCGTCATTGGTAGCTAACGCTTCAATCAAAGCTTCGTTAGTCTTAGTCGCATCTTTTCTTGTCTTATCAACCTTATTAGGATCCATAAAAGGAAGGTTACGAGTCAGGAAAGCTTCAGCCGTGTTGATTGGTCCAGCCAAATAGCCTCTTACTTGCCATAATCCTGGATTATTTGGATCGGGGTTCAATGATGCAGAGTAGTTTTCAAGCAGCCTAGCGCCTTCAGGCGTCCTAAGTGCACCTTCTGTTGTATCTCTAACAGTAGGCGTTGTTGCTGTTGTTCGTTGAGAACCTTTGGTAGGAACAGTTCCCGGACCAACTGCTGTGGGATAAGCAATGGGGGAGATTTTAACCCCTTCTCCAAGGCTACTCACCCACGAATCTGCGGCCTCTTGACCGAAATTCCTGACGAGCCCATCGTAAAAGGTTCGAGGAACATCTCCGCGTTTTACTTCGGTTACTTGATAACCAAATCTGTTGGTGTAACTGACCGTTTCTGGTTTCACCATTTCAGCAACTGTGTTCAACAGTCTAATCTGCCCTGGTTGATCCAAAGTGCCTTCTATAAACGACGGGATAAGTTCCTGGTACTGGTTGAAGGGGGTTCCTTTAACGCCTTGACCCTTGTTTTTAGCTGCTAATTTGACATCTTCCGCATACAAATCAGCCAGTGTTTTTTGTTGCTTGAGCCGTGCTTCTTGTGCCGTTTCGTAACGCTTCTCAGCGGCCTGCAAGCCCATGAGCTTCAGGGCACGATCCTCTTTATCCATCTCGGCGGTGTACTTGCCTACTGTTGCAGGCAATGTCCGGACAGCACCGGCCAATCTAGCTAAAGGACTGCCTCTTAAAGGCCGCCCTTCGGCATCTACGTTAGCAGCGTAGCCAAAAGCTCTTTGGCCCAGTTCAAGAAGAAGCTGTGCTTGTGCTGACTTTTTGTCCGAACCCAACAGCGTCCGATACTCATCAGCAAGCGTCTTTGCTAACGTGGCCCGATCAGGAAGTGCTGCGGGTGTTTGTAGCGAAGCAAGAAAAGCTTTTTGAGCTTGCGCTCGAATGTCTGGAGACAATCCAGCTAAAACTGACGACATATCGGTACTGGGGGACACCCCGCCGTCTTGGTCCTCAGTTGGACCGGTTGTCCCTCTACTAAAACGCTGAACAATGCCCCCTTTTGCCATCTGCACAGGAGGAGGCATTCCACCAGCAGGTAATCCACCAATGCCGCCAGCCATTTCAGGAGGAGGTACTGGGGGTACAGGAGGCACCGGAGGCTGAGGCATACCCATATCAGGAGGCATTCCACCAGGAGGGGTAGGAGGCATCATGCCTGGAGGTGGTCCGGGAGGCATGGCCCCTGGTTGCGGCAGGCCGCCAATACCACCCTGGGAGGCTAACACTGGTTGAAGCATTGCGAGCACCGACTCAGGAGTCTCTTCTGCTGCTTCATAACCAACAAGATCAGCTAACTCGTCGCGCCGCGCATCCAGAGAACGCATGTCACCGCGAAGGTTGTTCATTAGGATCTCAGGCGAATCAGGAGTACGGCCCATGATCTGGGACATCTCCATATCGTCCTCATCCATCTCTTCGTCGTCGTCCTCGAACAGATCCTTAAAGCCTGACATGATGCCGACGTTTTCTACGTCCATCACAGGCTCGTCGGACATCTCTGCCCCTTTGAACATTGGCCGATCCATTACTTTGCTCTTTGCCATGTCTGCCTCTTAGAAAAGTTTCTTGATGCCTGCTGCAGTAGCCAGTGCTCCAAGACCTGTACCCACTACTTGTTGGAAAGGGCTCGGTTGCGGGGACGAGGTTGCTGTAGTCGCCATTTGCGAAGACGGCGCGCCTCGATAGATGTCGGACAAGAAGGCCGCTTGCTGGTAAGGCACATAAATCTGCTGCATTGCAGAAGCTCTCTGTGCGTCCAGTCTCTGCTGCTCCAACGCCTGACGAGCCTGACCGATGTTGTACAAGAAGTTGATGTCGCCCTGCGCCAGACCTTGTGCGGTCTGTCCCAAAGCACCTGCTTGAATCCCCAGACCACCAAGCTGTTGACCAAGCGCTCCCAGGCCACCAGCCATCTGTTGGCCGATTCCAAACTGCTGCCCTGCTAATGAGCCAATGCCCATGCCGAGGTTTTGCAATTGCTGAGCTTGCTGACCGTAGATCCCTGCGGTCTGTCCTGCTAGTGAGCCATAGAGTTGTGCAGCCTGCTGTTGCAACTCTGCCTGCCGTGCCGTGGTCCCTGTTTCAAGAGCCCCGGCCTGTGCAAGCTGTTGTGCGGCCTGTTGACCAAGACCTGCACGTTGTCCTGCAACACCAATCTCACCAAGACCTGCTTGACGAAGCATTTCCGCCGTCTGCTGTCCCATCTGTGCTTGGGTTAGCCCATACTGACCCATCAACTGCTGGTTAGCCAACGCCGCCTGCATTCCTGCCTGTTGGTTGGCCTGCTGTGCAGCAAGACGTGCCTGCTCTTCAACATTGAACTGCTGCTGGCCCTGTTGAAAAGCTTGTTGCAAACCAGTGGCCTGGATGTTTGACTTTAGTTGGGCCAAGTTCCGTGCAGCTTCAGCCTCAGCTACCGCCTCACGAGTACCGCCAAATGCTCCGGATGCCACTGCTCGTGCAGCACGAGACTGACGTGCAATGTCATCCTGCCTCTGAGCTTCACGCTGTTGAACATCAACAACCGCTTGCATGTACGGGGACATATAAGCAGTAGAAGCCCCAGGCTGGAGGAAAGATCCCGTAGTGACGCCCGGATAAGATTCAATCGTAGGAGCCCGACCAAGCTGCCCTGCCATGCGCGAATAATCAGCAGCACCATAAAGTGCCCCAATCCCACGCTCAAACCCAGGCTGTTGCGCGGCTTGTTGAGCCTGCTGAGCAGCCGTGTAACTTGCTCCAACTCCACGTCCAAAACCGGGAAGTTGAGACGCTCCAGCGGCCAAAGTTTGCGCTTCCCCAAGAAGAGGAAGGCCCTTGGTCATTGCTGCAGTAGCCCCGCCTGCTTGTGCAATAGCCTGCTGTGCATCCCCAAACTGCCTGCGAACATCAGATCCACGAAGAAGATCTGCTGCTTCTGCCGTTGTGGTATAGGCAGATTGCAGTGCTTGGCTTGCCGACTGCATGTAAGGCGAAAACGCCCCAATACCTTGGCGTTCAGCAGCAGAAATTGCCGCCTGTTGGGCAGGGTCAAAGCCAGCAATCCGATACTGCGTTTCTGGTCTTTGTAGCTCCGTTTTTAGCTTATCGCTAAGAGCAAGCCCCTGGGCCTGCTCCATAAGCTGCCGTTTAAGCAGCTCAATCTCTGGAGCTTCGCGGACTATCTGTTGTACGGTTTCTGTAGCCATTATTTACCCCTTTTCGCCATGCCAACAGGGCCACCTTCGAGCATCTTCATCATCTTGTACATCCGAGCCGCACCTTTGCGCCGTGAGCCACCGCCCATGTTGCGAACTGCCTTGGCCGTGAATACGAACTCACCGTCAGAGAGCATTGCGGGGATGCTGTCAGAAGTCCCGGTTCCTGGTCCGTTGATCGGGCCCGTCTTACGCGGGAACTTCTCAACACCCATGATTCCAGAGCCGCTCTTTGCCATGTAAAGCATCGGAATGCCGTAGATGCCTTCTCTGTTGTAGGGCTGCGGAATGCCACCCGGTTGCAAGGTGAAGGCAGGAGCAGAGTAAGGGGATGCGCCGATTGTGGGCATCACGCTGTAACGCGGAGGCTCTACGACAGTGTCCGCAAGTCTGAACCCAGGATCACTAAGCTTACGATCATCCGCAAAGAGATCAGGGCGCTGCTCCTTAAACGTCGGACCACCAATCTTTTCCCCCGTGGTAGGGTCAAAGTCAAGCGGCGTCGGATCTGTCGGAGGCGCTTTCATCGCGCCTGATGCGCTAAGGGCCAAGGCTCCAGCGCCGGCTAAAGTACCGTATCTGCCGAGAAGAGTTGTAGCGTTTGGATCGATAAAAATGTCGGAGAAAGAATCCAAAGACGGGTTCTTGTAGAACGCTTTTGCCCTATCAATAATCCCAGGGGACTCGCCAGCAGCAGTTGTACCACCGCCACCAGTTGTACCACCCCCACCAGTTGTACCACCGCCACCAGAAACTGTAGGCACCTTTTCAAACGTCAAAGGACGGCTACCTGGAGTTGGGGTGTATTTATACCCTTCAATCGGAAGACCACCTACGGAATCAGCAGCAGCACCAAAACCTTCAATACCAGTAAGATTTGGTGTGTAACCCCTACCCGCACCTCCTACTTGATCCGCCGCCTCACCGAAACCAGCAATACCGCTTGGTGGTTCAAAAGAAACCGGAGGCGGCACATTTGCTGTTGGGGTTGTATTTAAAGGAGCAGTAGCCGGAGCAGTAGCTGGAGCAGTATAAGGAGCGATTGCAGAATCAACAGGAGCTTTGTAAGAAGTGGGCATCGCTGTTGCCGATTCAAGAGGAGACAATCCTCCTTCAAAACCAACAGGAATTCCTCCTGGAGCGGACGGTGCAGGGTAAAAACCAGCAGCGCCACCAACCTGATCCGCAGCAGCACCAAAGCCGTCAATACCCGTCACGGGAGTAGCAGGTGGGGCAGCCGTTGCTGTAAGTGCGGTCGGGGCCGAACCTGTGAGCCGCTCCCACTGGCCTGCGATTGTCGTCGGTCCTGTGTAACTTCCTGGCGTAAATGCGGCGCTTCCACCAGCAACTCCTTGAATTGCGCCTGCGGTAAGGGCTGAAACAGCACCCTGCTTCAAGGCAACCGATATCTTGTCACCTGCTACCGCGCTAGAAGTAAAACCTCCAACAAATCCACTAACTGCTGCGGTTCCTACCTTAGAAGTAAGTATTGGAGCAGCTTTACCTAGCGTTGTAGCCACGGTCGGCCCTAAGAAATAACCAGCGGCAACGGCTATCGCAACACGGCCAATGGGGCTCTTTGCAATCTTCTTAACACCATTGACAACACCCTTGACCACGCTCGTAACGGCTTTGCCCACGGACTTCACAACACTGCCCACGGCCTTTACGACGCTCTTCACCGCGCCAGTGACTGCCTTAACAACTTTCTTTAAAAAGAACTCAGGCAACCCTGTGTAAGGGTTGATCGTCCCCGATCCACCCATGGCCTTGAGCATTGCTGCTTCTTGCGGGGTGATGTGAGCAAGCATGGTGTCGCCATTACGACCCATCTGCTGCATCGCCTGGGCAACAGGACTCATCGGTGCAGGGGGCAACGAAGCAAGGCCTCCCTTTGCCATACGCAACGGAGGCTGCGCGTTCATGCTCGGCGTGAGCTTGTTCAACGCCATCTGGAACATGGTGAAGAATTCAACGTCGAAAGACGCTGGCAACAACTCTTCAGGAATGCCCTCTTGCAGGGCCAACTGCCGAATCTCTGCGTAATCGCCAGGATTCTCCAGAATCACCTGGACCAGATCCTTGAGCGCTATTACAAGCACCGGAGGCAGATTTGCCATCTCCAATTGAGCAAGGAATTGTTCCGTTGTCTGAGGATCCATCTCAGACATCGAGTCGAACATATCCGAACTGAACTGGGGTGGGCTTACGTTTGTGCGGAGGTCCTCATATACCCCAGCAACCTTCGGGTCTGCGTAAACATTGGGTGCGTCAGCGGCCTGCCCCGTGGGCAACGCCATAATGCCGTCTTCATTCATGGCAATCCTTTCCGAATTGGGTCTATGTGGCTCGTGGGCCGCGCGCCGGGAAAGGACGCGAAATTAACCAA